CTTCATGGTGATCCACCCCTCGGCACTGATCCAGTTCCAGAAACATATAGTGCCCAAAATCAAAGGGCCGGAGGACGACCTGGACGGCGATCGCCACATGTTCGGCTACCGCACCGTGGGCATCGCGGACGTGTACGCCAACAAGCTGGCGGGCATCTACATGCATAACGCGGCGGAAGCAGGAGGCTGAGAACGATGAGGACAGTTGGTTTGACCTTTCATGAGGATACACAGGCCGCCCCGGCTGTTGAGGCCGGGGGCCGGGACGGCCGCACCGGAAGCGGGAGCACAAACCCCCGCCCCGGCACCGGAAAAGGCGCTGGAGGATATGACGGTGACGGAACTGCGCAGCTTCGCTGCGGCGCACGGCATCGACGTGACGGGCGCGGCTAAAAAGCAGGACCTGCTTCTGGCCGTGCAGACGGCGGTAGAGCCTTCTGCCGCACCGGCTGAGGCTGTGCCCGGTGAGCAGCCGGAGACGGCCGCAGAGTAATACACGGGAGGGATACGCATGGTAGCGGACAAGGAGTTCTACTATTCCACATACCACGGAAAACTTTCGGAGGCGGACGTGGAGGGCTGCCTGGCCCGTGCGGAGTACATGCTGCACAGCCTGACGCAGGACCGCCTGCAGGACGGAGCCTGGGAACAGGACGAAACGCTGGCGAAATGCGTGCGCATGGCGCACTGCGCGCTGGCAGACGCCCAGCACGCCCAGGACACGGCCGTACTGGCGGGCGGCAAAGTGACCAGCGAAAGCGTGGGGAAATGGAGCCGCAGCATCCAGCAGGATGATGCACAGACGGGCAGCTTCGAGCGCCGCTGCCTGCGTATCGCCGCCCAATATATCCCCATCCGCAGCGGGCTGCTGTACCGGGGGGTGAGCGGATGCTGACGCCGAACGCAAGCTGCACGCTGTACCTGCAGACCGGGCCGTACCGGTTCAGACGCATCTTCTGCCCTGCTGTATTCTGGCAGGAGGACGCCGACGGCACATCCGTCATCATCTCGGAAGATCTTCCGGAGCAGTACAAGGGCGAAAAACGGGAGCATGATTTCATCGTCCGTGGCGAGCGCCTAGGCGAGGTAACGGACACGGAGAGTAAAAAAGCGCTGCTTGCGGACAAGCCCCTGACCATCAAAAGCCTTGTACACTGTTCGTTCGGCGGCCTGCCTCATTGTGAGGTGACGACGGAATGAGCATGCTGCAGCTCGACTTTCATTTGCCGGAGTTTGGAAACCTCGTAAAGGACCTGGGGCTTGAAGAAGGCGGGCGCGCCCAGCAGCATCTTGTGAAAAATGTTGCGCGGCGCATCACCAAGTATGTGCCCAAGCGCACATACAGCAGCATTGAGAACGCCATCGCCCAGGGCCAGGAGCCAGCCAACGGCCGCATCGTCATCCGCGGCCCACAGGTCAAGTATCTGTATTTCGGGAAAGTCATGGCCGGGCGCAAGCCGAAACACGTTACGAACAAAGACATCCGGTACACCACTACGTTTAACCGCCTTGCCGGTCCTTTCTGGCTTGAGCGCCTCATGGCTGCCGAAAAAGACCGGATCATTGAGGATGAACGCCGGAACATTTTAGGAGGCCCATAATGGCTATTTTAAACGATATCCGCGCCCTGTTCGCACAGTGCCCCGCGCTGAAAGATCTGGAGGCGCGCACCGACCAGCTGGAGACGGACGCCGAGGGGTACGGGATCTTCCCGGCCGGTTCTGCCATCATCGAACAGGATATGTGCGGAGCGGCCACCTGGCAATACAACTTCATCATTGCCGCCACCCGCATGACGGCTGATGACATCATGCGGCTGGATAACTGCAACTTTACGGAGGAGTTACAGGACTGGGTCCAGCAGCAAAACCGCAAGGGCGTCCCTCTTTCCGGGGACGGCCTTTCTTTTGTCTCAATTTCCGCCTCAAACGGAGCCTTTACAGACTGGGACGAAAATTTCCAATATGGTGTCTACAAAATTCAGGGCACCCTGATCTATGAAAAGGAGTGACGAAGCATGCCTGGAACATATATTACCCCCATGACATGGAACCGCCGCTGGTGGATCGACCTCAGCGCAAACGATTCGCCCCAATGGGCGGAGGTTTCCGTCGGCATCACATCCCGCGGCAACAGCATCAACGAACAAAGCCAGGAATACTACGACATGGCGGGCCGGGGCGTGGCCGAAAGCGAGGTCACGGGCGTGAGCGTGTCCCGTACCTTCACCGGTTTCCGCAGGTTTGGCGACGCTGCGCAGGACGCCATCATGGACCGCCTGTACGACCTCGACAACCGGAAAGTCAAGTTCATTGAGTGCTACGACAATTTGGGCAGCGGCAAGCCCAACGGCCGTCAGGGAGAGGGCGTGCTGTCCATCACGGACGATGGGTCCGGCGACGCCCAAAACCGCGAAAACATCAGCTTCGGCCTCAAGATCCTGGGCACTCCCCAAAAGGGAACTGTCACCATCGGTGAGGACGGCACGCCCACGTTTTCGCCGCAGGCCGCAGAGGCAAAGGCGGCGTCGAAATGAGCGCGGGGTTTGAGTTTGCCAAAAAGCACGAGATCACCATTTGCGGCCGTGCATACCCGTGCGATATCTCGGACAAACGGATGCTGGAAGGCGTTACGCGGGATTTTCCCCGCGTGCTTCAGGCCGCGCAGGCATTCTGTGCGATGGACGCCAAGCTGAAGCCCGGCGGACAGGACGGACGGAGCGCGGACACCATGGCACAGGAGGCGCTGAAAAAATTTTCGGACGCCGTAGCCATGTGCCGCGCCTTCATCGAGGGTACGCTGGGCGTTGAAGAATACCGGGAGATCTTCGGCGGCCGCCCGGAGAACATCAACGAACACATCAGCCTGTGCGCGTACATTTACGGCGAGGTCATGGGAGGACGCCGGGAGGTTGTGGAGCAGTTCCTGATCCCGGAGCTGAAGGAGGCGGTTGCGAATGTATCCGGTGATGCTGGAGCTGCCGGACCAGATCCTTGGCCGAAAGGTGCCGACGGACTGGGCCTGGTGGATGAAGTATGTGGGAACGGTGCTGGCGTCTGACCTGACGCCGGAAGAACAGTTCGACGTTATCCTGCTCAATACATTCCGTGAAATACCGCAGAACGAAGCCGGGCACTTCCAGGGAGTGCTCGACTTCTATTTTTGCGGCGATCCGCCCCGCGGGGATGAGCCGGCCCCGCCGGAACGGCTCCTGGACTGGAAAAAAGACGCGCTGCGCATCTGGGGGGATTTCCGCGTATACGCGGGCATCGACCTTTTCACAGCGCGTATGCACTGGTGGCAGTTCATGTCCATTTTCCGCAGCTTGCCGCCTGAGAGCCAGATCAAGAATGCGATCTATTACCGCAGCGTGGATATGCGCAGGATATCCGACCCCAAAGAGCGGGAGCGGTATGCGGACATCAAACGCGCTGTGGCGCTGGACCCGGTAGATTATGAGGCCGAATACGACGCGGCCATGGCAAGGAGGGATATGTGTGCCGACAGCAGCTTCGGATGATGGCGTCGTCCTCGGCCTGAAATTTGACATCAGCCGTGTGAAGCAGACGCTGGATCAGGTCAAAAACATGGTGCAGGGCATGGCTGAAGATTCCGCGAAAGCCGTGGCCAAAACAGATGACGTACTGGAAAAAGCGCGGAAAAATGCTGAAAAGTGGAAGATCGAACCGACCACAAAGGGCATCGAGGCGGCGCAGAAAGAACTGGATATCCTCAACGCCACGATCGTGAACCAGCAGAATGAGCTTTCCAACTGTGAGCGGGAACACGAGCGCCTGGCCGATAAATACGGCGAGACCAGCAGCCAGGCTCTGAAGCTGGAAAAACGCATGCTGAGCCTTCAGGCCTCGATCGAGAAAAACACAAAAAAATCCGATGATTTCGGTGCGGCTTTGGCGGACGCACAGGACGTTATGGACGCTGCATCCGGTTCCGCTGAAGACCTTGAGAAAAACGCCAAAGGCGCGGGCAAGGGCATGGAGGACGGCGGCAAGGGCGCAAAGACATTCGATGTAGCCCTTGGCACGCTGGCCGGCAATGCGCTGAGCGCGGTGATCAGCAAGTGCGGCGAACTGATGGAGCAGACCAAGGAGCTGCGGCGCGACCTTTCTTTCCTGGAGCAAAATGCCAGGGACGCCGGCATGGGCATGGAACAGCTGCACGACAAGGCCGGCGAGCTCTATGCCGTCACGGGCGACACCAATGAAGTGGTGGAGGCGCTGTCCAACATCCTTGCCACCGGGTTCAATGACGCGGACAAGGCGTATGAGGCCATCGACCTGCTGGCGGGCGCGGTCGTCAAATTCCCGGAAACGATGAAAATCGAGAGCCTCGCGGACAGCCTGCAGGAGACCATCGCCACTGGCGAGGCCACGGGCCAGTTCTCCGAGCTGCTGGGCCGCCTGGGCGTGGATGTGGATAAGTTCAACGAACGCCTGGGCCGGACACGATCCGAGGCCAGCCGCCAGAACCTTGCTTTGCAGACGCTGCGCAAGGAAGGGCTGGACGAACTGTGGGAAAGCTACAAGACCGGGAACTCCGATATGATCGAGGCCGAGAAGGCCAACTACAACCTGCAGCTGCGGTATGTGGAGCTGGCAAAAAGCATCGAGCCCATCGAGACGAAAATTAAGACGACGTTCGCTCAGGTGCTGCTGGACCACGAAGACCAGATACTGGCC